CGGAGATCCTAACGCTATTGCAGAAGCAGTAACTCAGGTAATTCAAGAGGCCGTAGATCGTGGCACTCTACGAGGAACAACGGATCTTTTCGCAATATGACATGGCTTCCAGAATGGCGCGTAACAGTAGGTGATGATGTGTATACGACAGTCACCTCTGTCTCGTTCGCATCTGGTCGCTTAGACATCGATAGACAAGCCACAGCAGGTTACTGCCAAGTACAGATCATCAACTCAGACAATGCGCCTTTTACTATCAATGTCACAGAGCCAATCACTTTAGACTTAAAGAACAGCACAGGCACTTATGTCACAGTCTTTGGCGGAGAAGTGTCAGACTTTAACATCGGAGTGAGAAGCCCAGAAGAATCAGGCTATGTAACTACTGGCACAATCTTAGGCATTGGTTCACTTGCTAAACTGACTAAGGCTGTCTATAACACAGCACTTGCAGAAGGCTTAGATGGCGCACAGATTGCAGCCATTTTAGGTTCAGCCCTTAACCTGACATGGGCAGAAGTTACCCCGACAGTCACTTGGGCTACTTATCCGGCAGATGTGACTTGGGCGAATGCTGAGTCTTACATCGGTGAAGTGGACTCAGGCTTCTACACAATGATTGCTCTTGCAGCTAGTGCCTCTGCTAAGTCTCAGACCTTGACAGATCAAATCGCTAATAGCGCACTTGGCCAGATGTACGAGGAAAAGGATGGAGATGTCTCTTATGCCGATGCGGATCATAGATCTAACTATCTCGCAGCAAATGGCTTTACTAACCTTGACGGGTCTTATGCAACACCAAGTTCTATCACCTCAACAACTCAGATTGCTCGCATCCGTAACAGCCTTATCTACCGATACGCCACAGGATACGGATCAACCTACAGTACCTCTGACACAGACTCCATAGCCTCTTACGGCCTCTTTGAGCGTTCCTTTGACTCTAACATCAAGAACCTAGCAGACATCACGGATATCGCCTCTAGAGAGTTAAACCTGCGTAAGAACCCTAGAGGCTCATTAGGTGCAATTACCTTTCGCCTAGACAATCCAGATATGCCATCGGCCATGCTAGATAGCCTTATCGGGGTGTTCTTTGGTCAGCCGGTGCTTGTATCTAACTTGCCTAGCAATTTACTCGATGGACAGTTCGATGGCTTTGTGGAGAATGTAGCCCTTCGAGCTACTCCGAGTTTTACTGAGATCACTCTTTACATTTCAGCAACAGACTTCTCACTCAGCACTACACAATGGGAAACAGTATTGCCTGCCTCACTCATATGGACAGGCGTAAATGGTACACTTACTTGGACAAACGCGACTGGAGCACTCACCTAATGGCATTATCACCGAACTTTGGCTGGTCAGAACCCGATAACAGTAGCCTTGTAAAAAATGGCGCACAGGATATTCGCACACTAGGCGATGCCATCGATGCTTCTATGGCTGGCATGGTGGTCAATGCACAGACTGGCACTACTTACACAGCAGTCAAGGCAGATGGTCTTAACGCTATTGTCACGATGGACAACGCATCGGCTAACACTTTCCGCATTCCAACAGATGCGACTTATAACTTTCCTATCGGTACTACCTTGCTTGTCTATCAGAAGGGTGTAGGCATTACTACTATCAATGCTGTCACTTCTGGCACTACTACTATTGTTAGCGCAGGCGCAGTCCTTGCTGCTCCAGTCCTTGCCCGTTACAAGTCAGCAGCTTGTATCAAGATCGCTGCTAACTCATGGGTTGTCGTAGGTGGCATTGCTTAATGATTTCTTCACTTGTCGGGATCATCGCCTCTAGCGGTGCAGGTGTTGCAGGCGGAGACTATGAGTCAATCGCTACTGTAAATGTAAGTAGTGCAGTTTCTTCTATTACTTTTAGCAGCATCCCATCGACTTACCAGCATCTTCAGGTTAGATTCATTTCTAAGTTATCTGCTGGAGACGATGTAATCATGCGCTTTAATGGTGATACGGCAAACAATTACTGGAATCACATTCTTTATGGCAATGGTTCTAGCGCAATCTCTAGCGTTCCTTTTGGTGGTGCTTATTCGGGTGTTGCTCTTTATTACACAGGATCTACTGCATCTATAGCAGGTGGAGTGGTTGATGTGCTTGACTACACCTCAACCAATAAGAATAAGACTGTCAGGTTTTTAGGCGGTTATGATGACAATGGAAGCGGCAACATTGACTTGGCTTCTGGATCATGGTCAGCTACTCCAGCCGCGATTAACTCTATTGTGATCAAACCAGTATCGGCTAACTTTAGTCAGTACTCATCTTTCGCCCTATACGGAATTAAGGGGTAATCATGCCATCTACCTATACTCCGATTGCTACACAGACTTTAGGTAGCGCAGCATCATCTGTAACCTTTTCCAGCATTTCAGGCTCTTACACAGATTTAGTGCTAGTGATGTCGGTACAAGATAACAGCTCAGGAACTAACTTCTCCAATGTGCAAGTGCAATTCAACAATGACACAGGCACAAATTATTCATGGACTGAACTTTACGGCAATGGATCAAGTGCATTAAGCCAGAGAGCAAGCAACTATGCAGGGTGCTGGGCTGGATACATGAGCAGCGTGTCAGGTGTGTTCTCACCTATCATCTTTAATGTGATGAACTACAGCAACACGACAACCTTTAAGACAACTCTAAGCCGAGCCAATCTTGGAGCACAAAGCCCTAACACTACTACCGTGACTGAAGCTGTGGTCAGCACATGGAGAAGCACATCTGCTATCACAACACTTAAAGTCAATGGTGCTATCTCATTTATTGCTGGATCTACATTTACATTATACGGGGTGAAAAGTGCCTGATACATTTATTAAGATTGCATCCGTAACAGTCGGCTCAGGTGGGGCAAGTAGTATTGACTTTACGTCTATTTCTAACACTTACACAGATTTATGTGTTAAGTACACAGCGCGTTCTACATTTACCACATTTCCATCAGATGCGATTGATGTTCGTTTAACATTTAATGGTTCATCTAGTGGTTACTCTGAGCGCATGCTTTATGGAACAGGAAGCGCGGCAGCATCGGCTGCAACAAGTGGGTCATTTCTAAACTGGGCAGGCACTCAAACAAACACAGCACAAACTGCCAACACTTTTTCGAGCAGTGAGATTTACATTCCAAACTACATTAGTGCCAACAATAAATCTTTAAGCATAGACGGAGTGCAGGAAAACAATGGAACATCAGCCGCATCTCGTCTAGTGGCATCTTTGTGGAGCAACACAGCAGCAATCACATCGATAAGTTTAACTCCCGACTATGGCAATTTTGCACAGTACTCAACTTTTTATCTTTACGGCATATCGAAATCATAAGGAGACAAACATGGCAGACACAAAGATCGTAGTCGATTGCTCTACTGGGGAAGTCTCAGAGATCGAATTGACAGCAGAAGAAGTAGCACAGCGCGCAGCAGATGCTCAGGCTTTTGCAGATGCTAAGGCTAAGGAAGATGCAGACAAGGCAGCAGCCGAAGTCGCTAAGGCAGAACTCTTGGCTCGTCTAGGCATTACAGCAGAAGAAGCGAAGCTCTTACTTGCATGAAAGTAAAGCTCTCTAAGGCTGCGATTCAGTTACGAGAACAGATCGATGACTCGTTCCCAGATCGTGACCGCACATCGGATGGTTGGATCGGTGATACAAGACACGCTGCTCGCAAGTCAGATCATAATCCAGATGAGCAGGGCTGGGTACGCGCCATTGATGTGGACAAAGATCTGCACAAAAGCGGAAAGCCAGACATCATGGGAGATCTTGCTGATCAGCTTCGTACCTTGTCCAAATCAAAAGCAGACAAGCGTATTGCTTACATCATTTACGATGGACGAATCTGCTCCAGCATCCTTAACTGGAAGTGGCGCAAATACACAGGGGCTAACAAACACACTAAGCACTGCCATGTTAGCTTTAAGAAAGAAGCTGACAATGATGGGGCTTTTTTTCAAGTACCTATGCTAGGAGCATCTAATGGATAATCTACTTCTCATCATTGCCGGTGTTGCCGGTGTCGCACTATTGCCAGCACTACGCACAGCGATTAAGTCCTATCGCGCTCGTAAGTCAGCAGCAGACATCATTGTTGATGCGCTAGAAGCAGCTATTGACGAGGTAGACAAGAAGTGAGTCAATCGGATTTCTTCACATTCTATTTAGCCACGCTTGGCGTTATTGGTGGACTAGCAGGGTATGTCATTACTCATCTGCTATCTGAGATCAAGCGGCTTAATCAGCGTGTCGATGAGATCTATAACATACTTCTAGAGCGATAATTTAATCATGGCAAGAAAAGCAACTAAGGCACTTGAGGAACAAGGCTACTCAAAGCTTGATGCTTATTGCATTGGGCTTTATGAGTACTTCTGCTCTCTAAAGCGTGCAGGGTTTGCTGAGGACATTGCGATGTTCATGATTACAGAGCCACAGGCTTACCCTCATTGGATTCTTCCAGACCCTATTGCTCCCGAAAAGTTCGGGGACTATGAAGATGATGAGGATGACGATTAAGCGTATTGTCGTAGTCTCGGACTTACAAGTTCCGTACCATGACAGGGTTGCAACCCGTAACCTTGCTAGTTTTATCAAGAAGTTTAAGCCTGATCAAGTAGTCACCATTGGCGATGAGATCGATCTTCCACAGATAAGCAAGTGGGAAGAAGGGCGCATGGGCAGTTATGCCCAGACCCTAGATGATGACCGCAATGAAGCTGTGCAACTTCTCTGGGAATTAGGCGTGACAGACTGCATCCGTAGCAATCACACAGACCGCCTGTATAACATCATCATGGCTAAAGTGCCTGCTTTCGGGGCATTGCCGGAACTACGCTTCGAGAAGTTCATGAAGTTCGATGAGCTAGGCATAACCTTTCATAAGAACCCAATGCCGATTGCACCTAACTGGATTGCAGTCCACGGAGACCACACACCAATCAAGCCACAGGGGGGCTTATCAGCCCTAGAAGCGGCTCGTAGGCACGGCAAGAATGTCATCTCAGGACATACTCACAGAGCAGGGCGTTCGGCCTTCTCAGAGGCCTCTGGAGGGCGTATAGGGCGTGTCCTGCATGGTGTCGAGGTAGGCAATCTTATGGACTTTAAGCAAGCCGCTTACACTAAGGGCGTTGCTAACTGGCAACAGGCTTTCGCTATTATCTATGTGAACAAGGCTAAGGTGCAGGTAGATCTTATTAACATCGAGAAAGACGGCACATTCATTGTGGCCGGAAAGTCATACGGCAGACCGCGTTAATCGTTATCATTTCGTTACCAGAATGTGCTTGATTAGTCGGATGATTCTGTCACACTAAGTCTGTAGCCAATCAAGGGCATTGGCACAGATAGGTACGGAAATGGCAAACACAGACAAGCTGCTTCTTATCTGCATTATTGGCATGATCATTGGCTTTATTGTGGTTATTGTAGATGTGCAAAAGACAGCATATAAAAAGGGCGTACGAGATGGATATCATCGTGGTCGTAGCATCAAGGGGCAGGAATGAAAGCAAGTGAAATCTTACTCACAGCCACAGACACGATCCGCGATCGTGGGCTATCATATGGTCACCCTGCAGATAACCTGCAACACACCGCAATGCTGCTCTCAGCATACTTACAGACACCAATTCATGACTATCAAGTGGCAGGGATCATGGTGCTCGTTAAACTTGCAAGGACTAATCAATCAGCCCAACACATCGATAACTGGGTCGATCTCTGCTCGT